GCATTAACTGGAAAGGCACAAAAAGTAATTGACCAAATACGTGGTAAGACACCTGGTGCAAAATTAAGTGCTAAAATTGAAAAAGCATATGATAAAAATTTACAAAAAACTGGTGATAAGATTATTAAGGATATAAAGGCAACACCAATTCCTAAAGAAAAGGCAATTGTTAAAAATCCAGGTGGAAAAATGATACCTTCTCCATCAGGTTCATTAGCAAAGACAACTGATAAGGGAAGTGCAATTGTTAAAAATTCAGGTGGAAAACTCACTAAAGATGTACCATCTAATAATAGAAAACTTTCTGCTAAAGAGAAACTTACTAAAGCAGGATCTGGTACTAAAGGTAGTGGAACTACTTATGCGGGTACAAGTAAACCTCCTCTTCGATTACCTCAAGGAGGTCCAGATGAGGATAAAGTAAGAGCAGCAGTTGCTGGTGCTTCTTTTGGTTTAGGTGGATATGCTGGTACTAAAGTTTTTGGTAAGAAAGAAAAAAAAGAAGTTAAGGAAGGTGTTGCATCAGTAGTAGCAAAAACAATTCCTTGGGGAAAAGTTGCTACTAAAGTTGGTGGTGCTGTTCTTGCTGCTAAAGGTGGTGAGAAAATTCTTAAAGATTTACTTGGAACACCAGATCAACCAAAGAAAACTGATTGGGATAAAAACCCTAAAGATGATATAGATAGGGAACTTAATAACCGTCAGAAGCAGGTGAAAGATGCTGCAAAGAACAAAGAACATGATGATGCTATGAAAGTTTATAGAAAAACTATTGATAAGAAAACTGGTAAAACAACTTTATCACCTGAAGATCAAATAGAAGTAATCAAAAACGCAGCAGCAAAACACAAAGCATCGAAAAATGTAAAGAAGGAATCTTTTTCTGATTGGAGAAGCGAAATCAATCTCTAATAAATAATCAATAAAGGTTTAAAAGTATCATGTTAACTAAAGTCTTAGCAGCTGAGGGTGATCTAAGCAGTCCTTCTAATGTTGATAAAGCAACTGTGGTAAGGCTTTATAATAGCCATACAGCAGCAATAGTAATAACTAGAAAGGATTCTGGTGGAACAACTATTGGTAGTTTTAGTGCTGTAAATGGTGAAGTAATATTTGTAGAAAAAGATCCTACTGATACACTTACTGCTGCTGCTCAAGGAAATAAGCAATTAGTAGCAAAGGTTGCTTACGCAAATTAATATTTTTCTTTTATTATGAATCAGCAAGAAGTATACTTAGGTAATCCTAACCTAAAGAAGGCGAACACGCCTATAGAATTTACAGAAGAACAAATTGTTGAATTCCTTAAATGTAAGGAAGATCCAGTTTACTTTGCAAGAAATTATATAAAAATTGTTTCTCTTGATGAAGGTCTTGTACCTTTCAATATGTATCCATTTCAGGAGAAATTAATTACTAATTTCCATGAGTCTAGATTTAATATCTGTAAGATGCCTCGGCAGACAGGTAAATCAACAACTTGTGTATCTTACTTATTACATTACGCTGTTTTTAATGATAATGTCAATGTTGCGATTCTGGCAAACAAAGCGTCCACTGCTAGAGATCTACTTGGCAGATTACAACTTGCATATGAAAATTTGCCTAGATGGATGCAACAAGGTATAATATCTTGGAATAAAGGTTCTTTAGAATTAGAAAATGGATCAAAGATTTCAGCAAACTCTACGTCTTCAAGTGCTGTCCGAGGTGGATCCTATAATGTCATCTTTCTTGACGAGTTCGCCTTCATCCCGAATCACATTGCTGATGACTTCTTTGCCTCTGTTTATCCTACTATTTCTTCTGGTCAAAAAACAAAAGTAATTATTGTTTCTACTCCACGGGGTATGAATCATTTTTACAGAATGTGGCACGATAGTGAACGTGGTAAAAATGAGTATTGTCCTACTGAAGTTCATTGGAGTGAAGTACCTGGTAGAGATGCCGTTTGGAAAGAGCAAACAATTGCAAACACTTCAGAGGCACAGTTTAAAGTTGAGTTTGAGTGTGAATTTCTAGGATCTGTTAATACTCTTATCAATCCAGCAAAACTTAAAACTTTAGCATATGATGATCCATTAAACAGAAATGCTGGATTAGATGTATATGAAGCACCAATAAAAGATCGTAATTACTTAATGACAGTTGACGTTGCTCGTGGACTAGGTAATGATTATTCTGCATTTATAGTATTTGATATTACAGAGTTTCCATATAAGGTTGTAGCAAAATATAGAAATAATGAAATTAAACCTATGCTATTTCCTAGTATAATTCATAATGTAGCAACTGGTTATAATAAAGCATTCTTATTAATAGAAGTAAATGATATTGGAGATCAGGTTGCAAGTATTTTAAATTATGATTTAGAGTATGATAATCTTCTAATGTGCTCTATGAGAGGGCGTAATGGACAGATTGTTGGATCTGGATTTAGTGGAAAGAAATCACAACTTGGTGTAAGAACGACTGCTGCTGTTAAAAAACTTGGTTGTTCTAATCTTAAAACTCTTTTAGAAGATGATAAAATATTAGTATCTGATTATGATATTATTTCAGAACTAACAACATTTGCTCAAAAACATAATTCATTTGAAGCAGAAGAAGGATGTAATGATGACCTTGCAATGTGTTTAGTATTATTTGCTTGGTTAGTTGCACAAGATTATTTTAAGGAAATGACGGACAATGATGTTCGTAAGAGAATATATGAAGAGCAGAAGAATCAGATAGATCAAGATATGGCACCATTTGGATTTATTTCAGATGGATTTGATCAAGATAGTTTTGTAGATAAGGATGGTGATAGATGGCATACTGATGAATATGGGGATAGATCTTATATGTGGGACTATATGTAAATGGAGTTTGATGAACAACTTGAATTAGATCATTTATTTTTAAAAGAAAGAAAGTGTAGAAGATGTGGAAAGATAAAGGATCTGATGACTGATTTTTATCTTACTAGAAAGAATAGAAGAAATCCATCAGCATATTCTTATGAATGTAAAGTGTGTACTATAAAAAGAATAGTTAGTAATAGAAAGAAAAATAAAAAGATTATAGATTGGCAATATCCAGATTGGTAATGTTCGTGCATCGTTTCCCCAGTGAAAACACCCTAATCAATAAATAATTTTAGTAATATCCTGAGATTCGGAGAGTAATAAAGATGCCTCTAAATTTAGCATCTCCTGGCATAGTAATAAGAGAGGTTGACTTAACTCTCGGTAGAGTAGATCCTACAAGTGGATCTATTGGAGCCTTGGTCGCACCTTTCTCTAAAGGACCTGTAAATGAACCCCAACTCATCGAAAGTGAGGAGGATCTTCTACAGACTTTTGGACAACCTTACCCAGTAGACAAACATTATGAGCATTGGATGGTGGCATCATCATACCTTGCATATGGTGGAACAATGCAAGTCGTTCGTGCAGATGACTATAATACATCCACTAAAGTTGGTTTAAAAAATGCATATGCAGGAGTATCAACTACTCCAACAAGAGTATTAAGCAACAGCCATTATAATCAATTAGGTTATGATGATAATGCCATTACAGGTGTAACTGTGGTTGCAAAAAACCCAGGAGTTTGGGCAAATGGACTTAGAGTTGCTATTATAGACAGTAAAGCAGATCAAACACTGACTCTTGAAAATACTTATGCTGGTCAAGTAGGAGCAGCAATTACAATATCAGCACAAGGTATTGAAACACCAACTTCTACTGGTATATCGACTCTAACTGGTTATTTTAAAGGTATTGTAACTGGAATCAGTACAACCAATGATAAAGTAGTTGATGTTAAACTTATTTCACATGTAACAGCAGAAAGTACTGTAACTAATGTTGAGTATGGTGGAATTTATAAGTTTAATACAGCTGCAGGTATTGGGACTGCTGCGGGTTCTGGTGTTGTTGGTTTTACAACTGCAGCAGGAACAATAGGAACAGGTACTACAAACAAAATAGTAAAACAGGTAGACTGGTTTGAACAACAGAATATTGTATTAACTAGTAAAGATGCTAATGGAAATCCAATTACTCTTGAGTGGGATCAATTAGCAAATGCACCAGGAACTTCAGCATATGTTGCTGCAAGAGGTGGTAGAAATGATGAGGTTCACGTTGTTGTTATTGACGACAAAGGAACTGTAACAGGTAATGCTGGTACAATTCTTGAAAAGCATTTAAATCTTTCTAAAGCAAAAGATGGTGAGTATTCAGTTGGATCTACTTCTTATTGGAGAAATTATCTAGCAACCAACTCTAAGTATATTTTCGGTGGTAGTGCTCCTGCTGGAATTACAACTACTGGATATACTGATGCTGCTGGAACAGGTTATGTTGGTGCTTTAGATGGCGACAGTGGTTGGGATCAAAATGGTGCTAATGTTAACTTTGGTGCTTCTGGTGTATTCACTGCCTCTCTTGGAGGTGGTACAAACTACGGTGGTAAATCTGATTACACTACTTCAGGTGCTTTGACATCAGGTGTTGATGATCTAATCACTGGTTATGGATTATTTGAAAATACTGAGGACACTGAAGTAGATTTCATTCTAATGGGATCTGCAAACTACCCTCAAGTAAAAGCACAAGCACTAGCACAAAAATGTATTGCAGTTGCTGAAGCAAGAAAAGATGCAGTAGCATTTATCTCGCCTTACAGACAAGCATTCTTAAATGATAGTACTGCTGGTCAATCTGTAACGGTTAGTGACATCGATACGATGACAAATAACGTGAAGGACTTCTATGCTCCTATCACATCATCAACTTATGCAGTTTTTGATAGCGGATACAAGTACATGTATGATCGCTTCAATAATGTATTCAGATATATCCCATTAAATGGTGATATTGCTGGAACCTGTGCAAGAACTGATATTGAACAGTTCCCTTGGTTCTCACCAGCAGGTACTGCAAGAGGAGCAATTCTTAACGCAGTAAAACTTATTTACAATCCTGGTAAGAAACAGAGAGACATTCTTTATTCTAACAGAATTAACCCTGTTATCCTATCACCTGGAGCTGGAATCGTTCTATTCGGTGATAAGACTGGATTTGCTAAATCATCTGCATTTGATCGTATCAACGTTCGTAGATTATTCATCTACCTTGAAGATGCAATTAAAGCAGCAGCAAAAGATCAACTCTTTGAGTTCAACGATGAAATTACAAGGACTAACTTTGTAAATATCATTGAACCATTCCTAAGAGA